GGGATTCCCTATTCCCCTGGTGGACAAAATTCCCCAAAATGTCCACCACTCGTGGACACTCTGGGAATTAATGTGTCCACCGTATGAGGACACAATGGGCAACATCATGTATTCACACGGTGGACAACATGGGACTGCCCTATATGCACCGGGCAGCTCTATTCTTACGTAATGCTCGTCGCTTCCACATGCTTCCACGTTTTCCATTCACCATCGTCCAGCATCCTAATGGCAACGTCGGGGTGCGCCCAGGAGAAGGACGCTAGGTAAATCTGTACCAGGCTGCCGGTGGGCTGACTATTCTGGTTTCCGGGAATCACCCAAAGTCTGCCACCCGAGGCGAAGGGCATATTGCTCATGGTAGCCGCCGCATCCGCGTTCTGTACGTATCCATAGAATCCCACTCGATTCAGGGTATTGAAATCAGTCCCGCTCCGGATCTTCTGCCCGTAGGTGCAGTTGGGAATGGTAGTGCCGGCATTGGCAGGAACAGTGAACACTCCACCGCTGCCCATGTTGCAGATCACTGTCTGTCCATTTACGGTGGACAGCGCCGCGCCCACGTTGCCGCAATGATAGGCAAGGGGGCTCGCCACGTTGGTCAGCCTGCGGAATCGAGCCACTCCATAGGCCGCGGCAACGGAGATTTTCGCGGTCACAGAACGCCAGAAGGTTTCGCTCTCATACAGGTTGAGACCATGATGGGGGACCAGCATAATATCAGCACCCCGGATAATTTCCGCCAGCTTCTCCTGTGCCGGGGCCTCGATATCACCAGTAAGGGCACACATAGCACCGCCGCACTTTACATTACAAACCATGGAGAAGTTATTGTAATTGGTGTGCGTGGTGGTCTCCATGTCCTCATCCAGCATATAGCCATAGTAGTCCGCATAGAGGGAGGGGGAGACATTATAGAAGTCCAGTTCCACACCATCCACGGTAACGGAATAGCCCTCATAGTCCGGCTCCACCCACGCGCCACCGGCGCCGGTAATCAGAGACTTGATATTATTCTCCACAGCGGCATAGCCGGTCCCAGTGTAGGCGTTCCAGTCAATACCATGATGGGGCAAAAACCATCTGGTGACCGTGATCCCGCTGTTAAGCACCGCCGCCACGCGCTCCGAAGTCACATGATCGTTGTGATAATGGCTGATGATAGCGGCATCCACCTTGGAAATGCCATTAGTACGGAGATAACTCAAAAGGCGTTCCGCTCCGGCATCATTACCCAGATCATAGGTAATACACACCTTGTCATTGTGGAGCACCACACAGAGGGAATATCCACGGTCCGGGTCCTCGGTTGCATTGTCCGGCTTTGACAGGAACGCCACGGTCATGTTTCCGATATTGGTTTCCAACTCCTGGATGGAATTGGTATTACCGTCCACCTTATTGTTGATTTCTCCCAGCAGCTCCTCATTGATGATCTGGGCGAGGGTCCCGTCATCTACCATATCAAGAAGCGCCGCCCGGACGACCTCGGGGATATTGGCGGCTTCAATGGTTTTCTTGATATCCTCGATCGTGACGCCGTGCTCCTTCAACTTTTTCAGAATCCAATCCAGATTTAGTGCGTGAAAATCGGAATAGGGGAAATTTTCAAATGCCATGATGATATACCTCCTTTAGTAGATCATTACGCAGAATTTGCGTTTAAAGGAATTGCAGATAATGTCATAGATATTAAAGCGGTCCCGGACAGACATTTCACCCTCCAGCATCTGGGCACTTGTGGTAACGCCGATGTTTCCGTACAGGTGCCCCTTGCGTTTGGTGTCCGCTTTGCTGCTGGTTTCCTGGGTGTCCTGCTGTGCATCCACCAGGCCCGCGTCCTCATTATATCCGGCCCGGCTTTGCTTATTGCTCCCGTTGGCTTCCGCTGTGGCGTTGTCCTCCCAGTCCTCGTACCGGTCATAGTTATGGAGGGGGTGGTATTCCTCAGTTAGCGCCCGGTACATACGGGACCAGTTATCAAGCTGGGCACCGCTCCAAAGGGGAATCAGTTGCCGCATGGTGTCCGGGTCCGTGAATACCAGGGACAGCTCCGCAAGGTCGGTTATGATCGTATCAATAGCCCGCTGCCGGTCCACTCCTTCCGGGACCTGGAAACCGTCAAAGATCGTGGGATCATAGTTATACAGGCCCAGAACAGAAAGTTTAACTCTCACTTTCTGCCACCTCCTCCGCTCTTGTGATCTCCTGCTCCACAGGGTTCACTCTCCAATCCACGGACAGCTCCACCCCAAACATGGCCTTTACTTCCTCGCACCCTTTTTGTAGGCTTTCCAGCCACAGGGCACATTTGGAATAGGTTTCTACGTTGTTTGCGTTCACCTCATCTGTCACCAGGCGCTCCCGCTTATCGGTGTTGGCATTGGGAATACCGATATCGGTATCAAACATTGCCTCGATCTTCCGCATATCGGACAGGACCTTGTCTGCAATGTAGTTTTCGCCCACGTTCTGGGAGAACATCTCCCAGGCCAGCTTCCCGTCATCACCCAGCAGATTCTTGTCATAGAATACTGCAGGCTGCCCGCTTGCGTAGGAATCATACAGGGCCTTCAAGCTCTCCGCTCCGGCCTTGTTTGCCGCCGCAAAGACATATGACATTTTACTATTCAGCAGGTTTACACTCACGGATTCAGAACAGAGCGCCAGCTCCTCCGCATAGTAGTTTACCAGGTCCATGATCCCGCCGAAGTCCGGCTGGAGCTTCAAAAGCACGCATTCTTCCCCGATGACAGGATCCCGCAGACCCTTCAAAAGCGGGTTGGCAATGATCGCTTTCCTCGGCTGGTAGAATACGTTATATCCTTGCAGGCCGCATCCTTGTGGGATCACACCAAATTCCCGGGTTTCGATGATCGCCACCACGCCCCAGCAGTAGAGCACATAGAGGAAATAATCACGGCTCCATGTGTCGGGCAGCTTCCACTTGAATACCGAAATTGCCTTTTGGAGCAGATAGCGCCGGAAAAACTGATAGAGGGCTGTGTTTTGTGTATGTACGGTTCCCGGCCTGTTGGCGCTGATGACGCGGTTGGCATGATCGTACAAATACGGCGCGCCACTACCAAACATAATAAATCACCTCACTCATAGTAAAATCCTCCTTGCATATAAGCAATGATCGCGTCCACTTCATTCTTTGTTGCATTGGGGATATATGGATGAACATCAGCACAAAGGATATAGCCAGACAGCGTATTAATGGTTCGCACCTTACACAAGGGCCGGCCTCTGTGTACGATATCATCATCCACCGGTCGCAGCCACTCATAAAGCACAGACGGATTCCCAATAAGGCCGTCCGTGGCAGACGTGCCTCCTATCGTGCTGACATGGGGAATTTTCGCCGCTGCCGCGCTTTCAATGGCAGACAGGCCGCCGGTCAAAGCGCCGGGAATGTTGCCAGTATAGGCATTTGCCACAGCGCCGCCCAGCGTTGCCAGAATACTGCTCACACCCCACCCCGGGCTTACTACGTTCGAAACAGGATAGGAAAGTCCCACCATAGCGGACACTCTGGACAGAATTCCGGAATCGCTTGTCACCATCATGGTCGCGTGCCCCGTCCGGTAGTCCACTGCGATATCACAATAAATTGCGTTTGTGTTGGCACACTGTACCGGATCGAGCGGAATCAAACCAAAAGGCGGATAGAACAAAGAATAGCTTGCCGCGCCCGCATTTACCCAGGATCCACGTGTCGCGCTGTCCGGGTGCCTGCGAAGATTGAATTGGCTTAGCCCATATCCTCGTCCGGTGCCCAAATCAAAACCGGCAATCGGCACATTTACAAGGCCAACTTTTACAGAATTCACTGTTGCTCCGGTAGCCTGAAAAGGCAGCCATACAATGCTGGTAATATATTGTAGGGGATTGAGCTGTACTTTCAATTCCGGGTTTGTTGCCAGCGCCAGCTCGCCCAGCGCGTCCATTGCGTAGCCATCTGAAAAGATATACTGAAAGAACAGATCCAAAGCTTGCGCATCGAACATGATATACTGTGTCGCGCCAGATCCGGCGATTCCCACTACAAAGGTTCCATCGGTAGGATCCAATTTCCACGGATTTTTTTCGGTTTGCAGCTCAATGGTGGAAGCGCTGTGCATGGGGTACATACCATCAATAATAGATCCATCCCATTCAGAAGCGGCTCTCAGCACGTATGCGGTCCCGTTTCCAATCGCTTCTTTGAAACTCGCCATAGGATCTACGGAACAATTTGCGCACCATAGGCCGCCCTCAAAAGTCCAGCTATCGATCCAGTAATACCGGCCCCAGGATTCTACATATAGATAGTTATAGGCCCGGGGGTTAGCTGCCGCCCCGATATTCAAACGGATAACCGGGTTCTGAATACTGAAATCACTATTGGTGGTACACTGGTACACCACGCCGCCGGAGGGCTGTTTTGTGCTGTTTGCGTCCTTGGTAAAAGAAAATACCTTAACGGGAAAAGACAAAATATGTCACCTCCATAAAGGAATACCGGGCAGCGGTCTCCCGCCGCCCGGTGTATGTAGCTTAATCCAGCAGGAACACAACGCCCTTTTCGCTGTGGTCATTCCACAGGCGCTGAGTTTCATGCAGCCACGTGGTCGTATAGCCGCCTCGCGCATTGAACGGAGCGGGGCTTGCCCACTGCTGGGTGGTAGCATAGCCCAGGGCCTCCCGGTCGAAGATCACGGCAAACACGTTGTCCTGGTTCACAGGATCGCCGGTGACCACGGTGCCATTGCTTCCGATTCTGCCGGGGGTCACGTTGATAGCGCCGGGGGTTCTCACACTCTGCCAGAAATTGACAGTTTCGTATGCGCCCAGACGCAGCAGCTCGGAATGGAAGGTGTCAGCCACCGCCATAGTGGTCATCTGGTTGCTCGCCTTGGCATAGACCATCATTTTCTGGTCCGCCTTGGGCGTATGGCGCATGACAGGCAGGCCATTGACCACCGTCTGATAGAGCTGGGTGCGCTCGGTCATCATGTCGGAAATGGTCAGAATGCGAGCATAGGCCCACTGAACAAAGGCCCGATAGTTGGCGGGCTGCATCACGGTTTCAGCGGTCAGATTGAGGCCGGTTTCCGTGTTGTACTCGGTCAGCAGGTGGACCACTCGCAGCGGATCAGCCTCGTCAATAATGCCGCCGATGAAGTTGGCAACAGCGGCCCGGCCCATATTCTCACGGACCTGCTCCAGCTTATCGGTCATGTTCTGGACGACCATGGAAACAAATCCGCCGAACTGCTCCGGGCCGGTAAAGGCATTGTCCAGCTGGTCACGGAACAGGGTGTAGCAGTCCTGCCATACGTTCTGTCCGTAAAAATTGGTCTGCAGGATCTTGGGCTTACAGATTTTCTGCTGATCCACGCTCTCCCCGTCACCGTCCGCCGGGCTCTTGGTGGCATCATAGGCCACGGGCCACTTGTAACGATCATCCTCGCTGATGGGCTTGTCCGCAATCTGGAGCTTGCGGACATGGTTTCCGTAGGCGCTCTCGCTCACTTCCACCAGGCCGAACTTGCGTTCATAGGGCCGAACGCTGAAAATGGTCCGGGAAAGTACCTGGGAAATCGCCTGCATCACAGGATCATAACCGGTCTTGAGGGTGGTCTGTGCCGCCGTCACAAAGTCGGCGGTATTGGTGGCGGCAATCGCCGCCTGCCCGGTGGCCTGCTGCTGTACGGCGTTCAACACCTGCGCCACCTGATTAAAGGTCATGTCATTGATAGGCATTTACTTTTCCTCCTTATTCTTGAATGTGGGCCGGATGATAGTAGCAAGGATATCATCCACGCTTTCCGTCTCCGGCTGTCTGCTGTTGTTGATATTGGATCGGATAATGGTCTGGTTCAGCTCCTCCAGCTTGGCAAGGATCGCCGCCTGGTCATTCTGGGGAGTAGGTGCCGGTTCGGGTTCCGGCTCCGGCTGGGGAGCGGGTGCCGGTTCGGGTTGCGGCTCCGGCTCCGGGTCGGGCTGGGGTGCGGGTGCCGGGGTGCCATTCAGAGCCATGATCTCCTGCTTGGTAAAACCGGCATCCAGCAGCTTCATCAACTGGTCAAAGGTCATAGTATCAATCCTCCTTTATGAACGCATCGGGATAGTCCACTTTCAGCTTTTTCAACAGGTGTTCGGCGTTCTCCCGATTTCGGAACGCTCCCACCTGCACCCGATAGAGCTTTTCAGGTTTCGGCTCCACATAAGGAACGCCGAAATGGTCACAGACACCTTTACAGATCGCCTCGGCAATCTCATCAATATGGTCCACGATCCAGCGGGCCACCTCCTCCACATCATGGAAGTCCACCTCGATATAGACCGTGGGTGCCGTGGGCATCCGCACCTCGTACAGGTCCGGGGCCTCGGTAATGCTTTCGCTGGTGCCGGGTGTCAGCGGAAACAGATGCGCGGCAATATTGCAGCACGCATAATAGCCGACTTCCTTCTTGCTCCAGCAGAACATACGGGTCCCGCTTACTTTTCCGTTATAGGCATTGGAATGAATGGGGATATACAGGTCTGCGCCGTATTGGTCGGCAGCGTGGACTTTGGCCTGCATGGTGGCATCGTGGATCTTCAACACGCCGAATCCGCAGCGCTCCAGGGCTTTCTGGAGCGCCTGGGCTACCTTGCCCATCTGCTCCCCTTCGCTGGTGTACATGCCCGCGTATTTGTTCTCAAACTGGTTAGAGGGGGAGAGGAAAATTTTGTACATGCTCACTCCTCCTCGTCATACATGAAGTCCTTGCCGGTGTACATTTCCCGGAACTCGCTGCCGTTGGGAACGTCGGTCGGCTTGGTGTCCGTGGACAGTCCACGCAGACGCTGGATAGAGTATTCCGTATTTCTGGTAATCACTTGTCATTCCTCCTCCTTTGTAGGTTTATGGATAATGCTGTCGATCCCGGGCGTGAACGCCCGCAGATTTTCAATGATGCTGCTGATCTCCATGAGAATCACATAACCGCACCCGGCTTTGAAAAGCGGGAGGCCGGTTTCTACGCCCACCAGGGGACTTCCGTACTCCACGCCCCAAAGAAGCGCCAGCACCAGAATTTCCCCGAACTTGTGATACAGGCCGTCACGCATACGGCATGATTTGAAATTCTTCTGATAGCTCGCTTTCAGCAGGCCGGCAATGATATCAAGCAGAATGGCAGCACCAACAATCACACAGTACACTTTCATCTCACCACCTCCATTCATATAGGGTGATATGGTAAGAACAGGCAACATTCATGCGCTGGGCAAGCGCTTGCCCACCCTTCCGGGGCTGCCCTGGGGCTGTTTCCTGTTCTCAACTCCATTGTATAATATTGTCGGATTTTTGTCAAGAAAAATATTTCTTGAAAAGTATTTCACAAGAATACTGTTCAAATACAATATGCCGCAGCATATACTGTTGATAAAGCCACTGGAAGCCGGTGCGGAATCTTTGCAGGTCCACCGGCCCGGCCCCATAGCTGGGAGGGCTGCCGGTGGTATGGGTGGAAACATAATATAAACCGCCTTCCGACTTATGCCGATAGATGCAGATTTCACCCACCTGCACAATGGGGTTAAATTCCTTCAATGGCATATTGTGCACCCGGCTACGCTCCTCACCGGAAAAGCTGTTGTCCAGGGCCATCTCCGAAAACTCGGTCCCGCCCGTCAGACGGTATAGGGCTGTATTCCGCTTTTTGTTTCCAATGGGGGATTTCTGGAGGATAATCAGACAAATGCCGCGCTTCTCATCTATCCAGACTTCCCGACCCTTGCTCCGCATCTGCTCGGCCCGGTTCACCAGGCCCAAGGACAGAAAAACAGGGTTGCCCAAATCGTTTGCATTAGCAAGGCATAGCAGTTGCGCCGGCGGCCTGCCGTTCAATTCTCTGTTTCTATTGACGGTTTCGTACGCATTGAACAGGGCCGCCGCTTCATCCTTCAATGGGCGCTCGTGGCTCTCCGGGATGAACTCGTCATAGACGATCAAATCCACATCGGAAGCGTCAAAGCCCCTCATATTTGAAATGGTGGAAAGCGCTGCCGTATATCCAATGCAGGGGCCTTTCGGGATCGGGTTCCCGTCCTCGCCACGGTCCGCCTCATAAAATCCCGCCGTATACTTGGATAGGGGGCGGGAGGCCGTCAAATAATTGTGATCCCGGTCGATGCTTTTGAATGGGCTATATTCCGGCTTATTCACCAGGTCCACCTGGGACTGCAAACGCCGAAGCAGCATGAAGCGCCGCCCCTCGATGATGGACCGCTCCCGCGCCCTCTTCAATGCACCATAGGTCTTTCCGGTGCCACGGCCTCCTACCACGAAAATAAAGGGCTGCCCACAGGCAAGAATCCCGTCAATATCAAGCCATCCCTCCGGGGTGTATAGGTTCATTGGGGTTCCCCTCCTTTGCGCACGCCCTTTGAGCAATAATCATCCGGCTCCCTATAATAATGGAAATCTACTGCATAAGCGCACACCATGTCATTCTCACTAAAGACGTTAAATTTGGCATCTGTATAATACCGACAATCCTTGCACCGCACCACCTCCACCACATCGGCGGTTGGAATATCACGCACAATATCAACGGCATGATTCCATGTCGGCGCAGGTACCAGATCACTGTGGTTGCTGTTCCACACGTAGTCTGCAAATTCCTGCATGACCGCTTCTCGCTCGATGTACTCTTTCATTCTTCCACCTCCTTATAAAGAGAAGTGCCTTGCGGCCCTCCTCTTACTCATCTGCAAGGACCTTGCCGACCTTCTCCAGGATCTCCTCGGTTTCCTTCTCGGTCAGAGCAAGGTAGACATGGGAATAATAGTTGCCGTCATTGCCCTTGCGCTGGGGGAAGGCCACAAAGTCGCCCTTCTTGCCCTGGATGATCCGGCACCCGTAGATGGTGATATCATCCACATTCAGATCAAAAACGATCCCGCCGTCCTTGAACTCCTTGGCCCGGCGCACACTATAGGAATGCTGCACACGCTCCGGGGCCTGGTTCTCCTTCTTGGTTCTGTTCATCTTTGCCATAATTCTGTACCTCATTTCTTCAAAATTTTATATTAGTCGGCTATGGCTGCCGTCTAATCGGTCAATCGGTGTTTCATCTCCATGAACAACATGGGATTTGCCAATATGCGCTCGTAGTCTGCGGTAATGCCCAGGGTGTAGGTGCTGGGCTTAATATAGATGTTAGGACCTATTTCCAGACGGTGCCCGTCTATCTCCAGATAATCCATGGGCGGGTAGTCGTTGTAAATGCTTTCGGTGCCTCCGGCCTTGGTGAAGATGAATCCCTCTTTGAACGCTTCCAGGCCGCCAGCAGCGTCCAGCTCCGGACCGCCCCACTTCTTACTTACGCCGGATATGGTGGCGTGGGTCTTTCCATCACCGTAGTCATAGGCGTACTTTTTAGCGCCCAGGGTCACAAAGCGTTTGTATAAGGGAATATCCTTATCTTTACCTGTTTCCATCTCAAAAACTCCCATATAGTGCTCCGTTCCCTTGGGATCGGTGGCGTGAGCGCCGGAGGCTTTACTGTCCTTTTGCCGCTTGGCATTGTAGGCGCTCCAATCTACCAGGCCGATATACTTGACAGAATCGGTATCACAGTACACCGCATTATGGCCCGCAAGGTTCAAGCCCTCCTGGAGCCGTAACCGCGCCCATGCCGTGATCCATACGCCCCACTGGTAACACAAAAACGCCCTTTTAGAGTGCTTATCCAGCAGCTCCCCGATATCATCCGCACGCTCCACAAACTGCTGTGGATCGTCTGCGAGGAAGTCAATGGTCTGTTTAACGGGGTCTTGGGCCATCATTCCATACAAGGAGTTAAGAAGGTTTTTCGACTTCTCATAAAACTGCTCTTGGCCCTCTACACCCTTTAGCCGGGTTTTATTGGTATAGTATTCAATTGTAGTTAATACCAAAGGGCGGGGCAGATAGCCGTACCAGGTATAACGGGCCTCCAGTATCTGTATATCGTCCCATTGGTATTGATCCCGGATGATCCCAAAATCCACATCTGTGACGGTAGTTTCCAGGTATTCAGCAGATAGGATCCTTCCGTTATCATAACAGGCACCTATGACTTCCCGACATTTGGCACGTGATAAATATGGGAAGCCGTCAAAGGGGTCCCGCATGGTTATGCCCCAGACAGCGAAACGGAACAGCACCGCCCGCCGCTGACGCATCAATCGCTCAATCATGTGCAGCGAGGGGTCCTCCAACTCGCGGAATCGCCCCATGGGAAATTTGCAGTTACACAGCACGTCCGGGTAGCTGCTGGACCGGTCTGCACTGGACACATTGCGGAGGATCATACCGGAGAAATAGCGGTTCGCATGAGTGTTTCCTCCACGGAATGCCTCACGCAACATACGGTAGGTCTCCAGGTCTGGCTGTGAATCGCGGACCATTTTCCGGCCCGCCATCCGCATGGCTCTTTTCGCATCTCGCCGGACATAGCCGGTAGAAGTCAGCGGAATGGTTTGGAGATTATCATGATCCCGGTCCATTTCGGCATGGTACGCTTCCACCAGGCCCAACACATCATTTTGACAATATTGCAGCTCCATGTCTGTCAATGGGGTCCATGGATAGCGAACTTTGGAATAGTCAAACTCCTCGCCGTCCAGCTTTTGGTGCTCCACCCGCATTTTCTTTGTATACTGGGCAAGGCTCATATTGCTATGCAGATAGGTACACCGATATTCCAGGCGCTTATCATACATGGTGCATTTTAGTACCTTGCGGGATTTCACGGCAAAAACTTCCTCGGGCTGAAAATCGTATACGGTCCGGAGGAATTGGAACTCATATGAAAGATTATGCACCAGGATCACAAGGCTCTGGTCCTCCGGTATAAAGCGGAGGAGCGCACCCACGAAGCCGCGCCACTCATCCCAGGTCCGGCCCATCACCGTGTACTCAAGCCCGAATTGCCATTGCCAGATATACATAGCTGCCTGCTCCACTCCCTGTATGGGGCTTGTTTCAATATCAAATGCGGTTATGATATCCTTATAGGTCCGGGTCTGCCTGCTGCCACTATTGCCACGTTTCTTTTTCTGGGCCGGTATCTCATTCAGCCATCCAAAATCGAATTGGGCCGGGCTAACGATTACGCTTTCCATATCCCACCTTCTTGAATTTACCATTATCAGGCTTTTCTCGGGCGGTGGGCAATGCAAGGGAATCCTCATCAAAGTTTTTCCAGTACCATTCAAAATTGCTCTTGATCTGCTCCACCGGGACACCCTGATCACCCGCCCGCCGGAATAACTCTGCGGCTTTCTCCATATAGGGCTGGCCCACAAATTCACGGGAGAACTCAAGAAAGCGGGCAAAGGCGGCATAGTTGGATTTATTGATCCAGCTATAGCCCTTATCATGCCACGTGGCTATGGCCTTATCACGGATCGCGCGTTGACCAGACACGCTGCCAGCCTCAGCGGTCAGAAAGCGGGCCACATCAGAAAGAAGGCGGACCAACTCGCCCTTGTTCGAAACCTGGGACAGCGGAACGTATTTGCCCTTATTATACCGGTACACATTGGAATCCTTGAACTCGCTTACCGCGAAGTTTTCCAGGCGCTTTCGAGCCACGGACCGAAGCCGGGAATATTCTCTCCGCAATTCCTTTTCGCCATATCCCTCCTGGAGAGCCTGGGGCTGGTATGCGGAAATGGGGAAGGAAAATTTTGTGTAGCGGGCCATTAGGAAAGCACCCCCATATTCACAATCGAAGCCAGATCATCAACAGACCGGGCCATCAATTCCCGATTCTCAATGGGCACAGTGACCATATGATGATTAGAACGCCCTCCGATATTGCTCTCCCAATATGCAGTAATACACCACCCCCCATAATGCATATTATATTCAGCTCGAACTGATAAACCGTAGGTTCCCCTCAATTCATCCAGGACAGCACAGAGCTTTTCATACATGGCATTTGACCTCCCTTCTCAACCAGTTATGTTTTGCCAACTTACGCAGCACCTCACGCCGCCGGTGGTCCTCCATCGGAAACCATCCGCAGGAGAAACAGTCGTGTTCCATATCACGCTCGGCACACTCTACTGCCACATTATAGGGGCAGCTCAAATAATGCACTGCGGGTCTGCGGCCTTTATTCATCGTCAAGCACCTCCACTATTTTGATGAATGTCCTGGATAGGGTCCAGGCACCTATGATGATAAGGGTATAGGATAGGATCATGTCGAAGCCTCCTTTATAAAGTGATGCCCTCGTAACCTCCGGGGCGGGATTGGTGGGTTAAACACCATTGGCATCAATAATAACCGTTATGCAGTCATGAGCAGAAGAAGCGGCAACACACAATACAACAGCCCCCTGCATAACGCTTCTTGAAAGATGGACACTTATCCAACTCCCTGCGATCATTGTCAGCTAAACAATCAGTTCTAAGATCATAGATAGTCAACATCTCCATCAAGTCATCAAGTGTAAATTTCATAATAGAAACCTCCTTATTT